GGGGATAGGGCTACAATAAGCAGTAATACAAGCACACTTGAAAAAGATAGTGCTTTCAAAATTGCAAATTTAATCATGTTTCAAAAAATTGCTAATATTCTTAGCATTGTTTCTTTTTTAATGGTAGCTTCTATGAGTGGTGGAGCATATTTAGGTTATAAATATGTAACTTCAGAAAATTTTAAAGCTAAAGTTATGAATGAAATATTAGGAAATGTTCAAGGTATGATGCCTAATGTTTTAGATAAATCTATTCCAGAAAAAACAGGACCTTCTTTACCAGTATTTCCTTCTAAATGAGTGAAATATCTCGTTTTAATATAAATAAAATAAATATTTTTGAAATTCCTGTTTGGAAAACTAATATTCCTATTCTAGATCAGATATATAAACCAGTAGTAGATTATCCAGGTTGTGTTCGAGTACATAGAAATAATAAAACAAGTTTAATTGATAGTTCTTTAGATCAATATGGAACTTACACAGAATGCGGTAATTTTAGTATTCCTAGTTTTGAATCTTTAGAATATAATCCTAATGAATTTAAATATGTCCAATCAGAACAACCTAAAAACCAAAAACAAGAAATAGAAGAATCTAAAGTAGAACCTCCAAAATATATACCAGAACCTAAAAATAAAGATAAAAAATTTGTAGAGTGTCCAGGACCTGAAAACCAAAGATTAGGAGATTATCGTAACGAATTTAAACTAGAACGTGTTTCAGGCCATGAAAGAAGTAAAGATGGAACTAAATGTATTACTCTTTATGAGGAAGTTCCGTTTATTGAACAATACATACCAAATACTTCACAGCTTATTAGTACTGCTGCTATTGCTACAGTTGCTGCCAGTACTCCATTATTGCTTAATGTTATAAAACCATTAATTAAACAAATATTTAAAAAATTTACAAAGAAAAAAGACAAGGTAGAATAAATATTAAGCATCACTTACCTGTAAACCTCTACACCAACGTGTAGGTAGCGAGTTCAGGGCTGGTGCTTTAAACAACTAAAACCAGTAAAAGGTTCTAAGCTTGCTGCCCCTAGTCAATTGGTCTAGGCTCCCAAGCGGTTGTTTATTTATTTATTTTGATTTCGTGGTTGTGAGGTAATACCTGATTAGCTTTTGGACTAATAATAACATCAGCACACAAAGCAGCATAAGGACTTTCAGGGTGAAATGATATACCAGCAATCATAAGTTCACCGCAGTTTTTTAATCTAGCAATTTCATAATTTAATCTTTTTGCAGATAATTCTTGTTTCTGTAATTGAATTTGTGTATTAGCTGCATCTAAACAAGAATCTTGAAATCTATTATCTAATGGAATATTAAAAGTAAGAGCAAAACCAAAATTTAAACCTAAAGAATCCTTATTGCCACTATAGTTTTCTTGATAAAAAAGAATATTGCCTGGATTATCTGGTACATTATCGTCATTAGCATCTGTATTATCATAAACAGGCGTATGATAAATATAATCTTGTGGTCTTTTTTGGTTAAAACTAGTAGTTACAAATGGGCTCAATGTCATTTGAGGTCCAGAACATTTAATATTATTTCCATACATATTTTCAACCATAGGACCGCCTAAAACCTGAGTAGCAAAATTAGAAACAGAACCACTTGCAGAAGCAGAAGGAGCCGCAGTATTTGAGGTATTAGCAAAAACTGGACTCCCAAACAATAATGCTATTACTGGGAAAATATTGTAGTTGTGTCTGTTACGCTTGTACTTTGAATAGTCCGAGTTATATCTGTTACTGAATTTAGTCCAGGCGCCTGATAAACTTCTGTAAATTGAAAAGCGTCGCCTTGGTTTGTCTGGGTCCAATTTGGTCTTTGATCTAAATTTAAGCCTTGCCATGTATGAGTAGTTCCGTTTATTGTTTCACTAACTGAAGTAGCTGCAGGTGTAATAGAGCTTCCGTCGTGCTGTATTCCTGACCCTGTAACCGAATAGAGGTATCCAGAATTATATTCTGTTGTTCGAATAGTCTCTGTAATATTTGTGGTAGTTTCTGTTCGACTTGTGGAGCTTCCTTGCGTAAAATTAGGTATAACCGGCACAGCGTAACAAGGAGCAGATATAACAAAGCCAAGAAGAATTAACCTCCTCATTCAATTTTTAAATCAACTACAAATTGACCTGTTAATACAATACCTGTTCCAGTTCCTGGTGTCAGCGTCATTGTGTGATTATCCAAAGCAACAGCTGCAGTTCCAACACTTCCTGCACTTGTAGAAGTTAGATCAGAAAAATTAGAAACAGTTCCTACAGTAGGAGCAGAACCAGATGTAGCATCACCTTCTAAATAGCTAGTAGAAAATGAAAATGCTTCTCCAGCAGTTGATTGAACTACAGAGCTAGGAAAACTAATAGAAGGAACTCCGTTAGTAGCATCTCCAAAACCGCCAATAGTAGCAGCTGAATTTGAATCAGTAGTAGTTATATTATTTCCGCTTATGCTATAGCTAGAACCTATTTTATCTGCAGAAGTAGCAGCTGAAAGTGATTCAAACTTTACGCTGGAAGAAATACTATGAGTCATATCGGCATAAACAGGAGCCGAAAATAATAAAAGAATTGGTAAAAATTTCTTCATTTTTTTTCTATTCCCACTTTAGATTTTGAATTGTCAACTATTTTAACATTACCATTCAGTTTCTTTTTGTCAGTAGCCTTTTTGACATTTAAACCATAATTAGACATGACTGCACTTAATAAACCTGCAGCAAAAGTAGTATCAATTTGTCTTGTAGGATTTGGATTAAAGTAAGACCAAGAAATAACAGCTAAACTCCAACCAAGAATAACAAGCTGAACTGCATTACCTATTATTCCAGGACCTTGTTTTTCTTCCTGATCTTCCATAAGAATCTAGTACTAATGGCAAACTTAGCAAAAATTGTTATCTTTGGAAAGTAACAGCATAAATTATGATTAAAATTCTAAAGCCGATATTACTAACATTTCTTACAACCACTACAGTTAAACGTCTAGTTGTAGATCTTTTACGAGCTATCTGTAAGCAAACAACAAATACTCTTGATGATAGAGCTGTAGATATTTTGGAAAAACAGCTTTTTCCAGCTAAATGATTAAAAAATTTCTAAATATAGAAATAGAAGAACCGCCTATAGAGCTAGAACTATCAGTAGAAATGCGTTGTAGAGATATTATGGAAAGTGATGATATTGATAATGTAAAAAGATATTGTACTCATTTAGTAAGACATCAAATGAAACAAGATGTATTTTTAGCATCTGTTTTAGGTAGATTAGTAGAGCTAGAAGCAGTTGTGTCCTGTATAGCTGCCAGAAGGCGTTATAAAGGCTTTAAATATATTTTATGGCGTATTAGTCGGTTATTTAAAAGAAAGCCTTATAAAGCGAAATAAGACTATTCAAAATATTTATAGACAAGATCATAATCACTAAAATTTTTACAGCTAATAATTAAACCCTCTACTAATTCGCCTAGTAATTCTTTTTCTTTACCAGTACTTTCTTCTATAGCTTTTGCTAATTTGCCTGGAACAGTTCTATCTCGAGGAAAACGATTTGTTAGTTCTACTGCTTCTTCGTAATTCATAAAAGTTTTAATGCAGAATTTAAATTATCATCAACCCATTTATACAGTGCAGGTGCCTTTGTCTGCAATCCATTAGGGTCAAAAATATATAAAGTAAATGCTTCAGCAAATTGTTCAAATCTATTTTTTTTAGCATAGGTACTAACAAATTTCAAATCCCCTCTAATCCACTCTGTAAAAGCACCAGCACCAGAGCCTTTAAAATGTACCTGATGACCTATTTCGTGAACCATAGTAGAAAACCACGAAACATCTCGATCATGTATTGATGTAGTGCTTGGAACTTCTACATTTCTAAAAACATATCTAGATTTATCTCGTAAATCTTCATTTAAAATTGCTTTTTTCTGTTTTATAAAGTTTTTAATATCAGTTTTATTTAAAGGTTTTGCTACTTCATATAATTTTGTATTTACTACAGAACTTGTTGTAGTTGTATATCCTGAATAACCTTTACCGCAAGGTTTTAACATATTTCGCATTACTCTTTCAAAATTTTTACCTTCGCCCTGTTTAATAGCTTCTTTAACAGCAGAAAAATATTCTGCTTGTTCTCTATTATCTGCAGCAGTTTGGTAAACATCAAAAGCTTTTTCTGTAGTTTTTAACTGATCTTTAATAGCTTTTTTCGAATATCTTCCTATCTGGTTTACATTCCATCTTTCATCGCGCATAGCAAAATTATTTATTTGTTTAGTTTTTTTCAAAAATTCGCGCATTTTTTTACTATTAGCTGCAGTAAGTCCACCTACACTTTCTAAACTAGTTAGTGAATCCGAAATCATTTTTTCAGTACCGCCAAACTTAGCTGTATATTCCGCAGCTTTTTTAGTATCAAAAACGCCTGTAGCTATAGAAGTAAATGGTTTTTCTTTTGGAACAGGTGGGACATCTTTTAATTTTTCTATAATTGATTCTGCAGTAAGTTTAGGTTTACGTAATTTTCCATATTTTTTTTCTAATTGCTCTAAAGATAATTCAGTTCCATCATTTCTAATTAGTTGTCTAATAGCAGTTTGACCAGTACTGCCTTTTTTTCTTGCTAATCTTCTAAAAAAACGTACTCGGTCTAAACTTCCTAGTGTTTTAATCTGTAATTTTTCATCTTGATTTAAAAGCCAATCACCATAAGCCTGATTCTGCGGAACTCTGCCTGTAATACTTGGGCGTGTATCTAAAAAAGTTTCTGGTGGTTCTTCTAGTCCAGGATATTTTTTCTTTAAATTTTTAAAATCTACTACTGGAACTGTTGTTGATCTGCAATTAAAATGCTGCGGTGGTGTCGGACCTTTGTTATATGCAAATTCTTGCCCATCTAATCTTTGACAGATAGGACTTGTTCTGGAATCTAATGTAGCTACATATTCATACTTAGGAGCAACTTTTTTATTAGCTGCATAAACTGCCTGACTAGCTTCGTTTCTAACTTGATTTATAGATGTTCTAACTATAGTCTGAACCTGATAATTAGCTAATTTAATACTTTCACCGCCACGATTAGCTAAACGTTTTACTGTCTGTTTACCCATACTACGAGCAGTTTCAAATTCTAATTTTCCTACTAATCTTCTTGCTATCTGCTGTGTAGTCTGACCAGAAAATACTCCAGACCTTATAGCTAAAGCTAGTTTCTGCTGTTGACCTACTGCTATTCCTCTAAATGCTTTTTCTACAGTATCTCCATTAGGTAAAGTTATTATTGCGCCTTGTCTAGCAGTTAATTCGAATTTACCTGAACCAAAATTTTTAAAATCATCTTCTGTAAATTTAGAACTTGTAAAAATATTAACTTGTGTAGGGTCTGTATAAATTACTGATTCTGCATATTTAGGACTAATAGCAACACTATTTATTGGAATATTTCCTGAAGCAGTTACTTTTTTTAATTCATCTACAATAAAATCACGTTGAAGTAAAGCTACACCTTGCAATTGACCTTTAAAATCTTTAGCAGATGCAGTTGACCATTTATTAAGACTATCTTTAGCCTGTTTAATTATTGATCTTAATCTTTTTCTAGTCTGTGGAGCTACTATTACTGCTTCGCCTGCTTTTGCCTGGGCAATATTTATCTGCTTAAGCTGTTTTGCTGCAGAAATTATTATTTTGTTATAGGTAATTGCATATTCTTTAGCAACTTTATTACTAAATCTATTTAAATCAATTGTTTCTCTAAAAAATACCTCAGGAATAGACACATTAATTATCTTCCTCTACTGGTTCCATATCTATTAATCCGCCATTCTGCGTGCTTTCTAGCTCTTCTTCAACATTAAAATCATCTCCAAGTACTTCATTTTCTGATAATTGATCTAATAATGTTTTCTGGCTTATAGTTCCAGCTGTATAAAGAGCAAGTAGAGCCTGTATTTCTTGAGGTTCTAATCTAGCAGCTAAGAAGTCTCTATTAACAAAACAGTTACCAGAAGAACTTTCATTAAGATATTCAGAATGAAATTTTAAACAATTATCAATTAAATCCTGCATTTGCTGAGCTATAACCTGCATTGTACTATCACCTTGACTCCGATCAATTTTTTTAGATTCTGCTGTTTCTGCAGATAATTTTTGACCAAGAACAGCTGCTAGTCCAAGTTCATTAATCTGTTTTTCTAACTGGTTTAATCTTTCAAACTGGCTGCTATAACTATTACCAGTAGGTTCTATATATTTAGCATCTGATTCACTTGGTAATGATAGAGCTTCTCCAGGTCCCGCAGAAACTTCTTCTGCACTTGCTGGAAAACCAAAAAATGCAAGCATAGGTACAGATGAAATATGTAGCTGATTATCTAAATCTGATTGAATTTGATATGCTTTTAAATTTAATTCTGCTATATCTGCTAAAGGTGGGCGTGATTCAAATAAACCAGTTCTATTAGCATAAGCAACAGAAAAAGGTATTTTATCTAAAGAAGTAGTTCCTTCATCAAATAAAGAATATTCACTTTTTTTATTTTTTCTATGAATTTCATATCGACCAGGTTCTAAAACTCTAACCTGTTGTATTACCTGTTCTCCATATTTTCCTTTAGGTTCTATTACTTTTTCTAATAGTCTTAATTGTGTAAGTTGCCTTGCGCCATCTATAATTTCAGTTCTCCAACCTAAAATGTCACGCGGTGTATATGTTACCCAATAGGGCCTAGTTTTATTTCCTTCTTTTGGTGCATCTACTAAAATTCCTACATGACCATATCTAATAGCAATTCTTGTAGTGTTATATAGCCATACATTTAAATCGTTGCCCTCAAGATCTACATCAAATAATTGAAGTCTAACTAAATCAGAAATATCATCTAATCTAATAGGTTTTCTAGTTAACATACCAGCTAACATTCTCTCTAATCGTTGGTAATATGGCGGGCAAACACTTCGAGCTAATCGGGCATCATAGGAATCATCAGTTTCACGCGGCTCTTGAAAAAGATATTTTCTATGCTGTGATCTTATTGAAAAAGTTCCTTCGTTTAAATCTTCTATTAACCCCCAATGGGCAAGCATGCGCTGATAGGCAGAATTAGGAGAATCTACATCAGAAACTGCTAGAGCAACTGGATTATTATAAATTGATTGAGTGCTATACACAGTTTTTCCTCATAATACCACTTACTAATAAATTCTAATACCAGTTCTGGCACCTGCCCGAGAATAAACCATATTAAATTCTCTATAAATAAGATAACCTAAAGCGTCATTCATGTGGTCATATCCATTTTGTTTATCAGGGTCGCCTGTTCTTTCATCATAACTTTGAAGTTCTAAACATTCAATTAAGCGTCTGCAACTGGCATGAATCTCCATACGCACCCATCCTTTGGAGTTTTCCAACATTGCTTGTACTGTAGCCACTCTGTCTTTGATGGGCGGATTACTTCTGAGCGCCATGCTTGTAAATCCATAACTTTCAAGAATTGCAATATCTGTTTTTGAAGCGTTGATTGTTGATCTTGCGGAGCCAGAAGCATCAGGATAAATTAATATTTTGTTCGAAGGATAGCGTCTGCGTAATTCCTGCGCTAGCGCATCAGTATCTTTTTGTTTAGAAATTTCATCAATAATATATAATTTTTCTCCTTCTTGTACTCCAATTACGCAGTTACAATTCATAACATTAAAATCTATTCCAACTTTTAAAATTTCATGTACTGGATCAAAATGTAATTTATTTATTACATGTTTAGTCCGATCAAATCTAGAATAGACAGCACCTGTAGTTAAATTAGTAAAGTTTCCGTTTAGATATGCCTGGATTAACTGGGGCGGATAGTTTTCTAGCAAAGAATCTATAAAACCTTCTGGTAAATATGGATTATCGCTAGTTTTAGCTTTTATTAATCGAGTATCTTCTTTAGCATTTTTTTCAAAAGTTTCAAACGCCCAGGAATGACCTTCTGGAGTAGTGGTAGCATAAAATTGCTGAACATTACCTGATCTTAATCTTGCTAGAGCCATATTCATGGCCTGTTCTGCATCTCGTTTATTAACTGTATCTGCTTCATCAAATCCTACAGCGCAAAGGTTTTGGCCGCGTAAACGTTGATAAGTAAGAATTGTTCTAAGTAAAATAGTATGGGTTCCTTCTTGAAACGATAGAACATATTCTGGAAGTGGACTAGCTCTAAATGTATAAGGTATTTCCCATTCTTCTAGTAAATCATTCATAGTCCGCATTAAAATATCACGGAGCATAGGAGACGTAGGTTCAAAAACAGCTGATATATGGCCAACATTCAAAGCCGCAAGCATAAAAGATTTAGATACTAGAGCATAAGTTTTACCCGCACCGAATCCACAAACTAAAGCTAATTTTCTATGTTCGGTATCATCACAAAATTTTTCTTGATGCGGTAGTAAATTTTTTTTTATTTTATTTATTACTTCCTCTGCAGAAGGTAGTTCATACATACCATTTCCGCTTAATACATGACCTTGTTTAACAGAATCTAAAAAACTCACGAGCAAAGATCAGCTAATTTTGCAGCTGTATTTATGGCACCTAAAGCAATATGAAACTGGCCTGCGCGTCTAGCTTCCATTTGTAAAGTAGAACATTGAGCTAATAAATCAGCAATCATTTGTGGTCTTTCAATATCCCAGTCTTTTTTAATATCTTCTCTAGCTTTTTTTAAATAATTATCAACTGTAGCTTCTGACACCCCCCAGTTTTCTCTAGCATACCTTAAACAATCTGATCTTCTTCCACCTGTTGCTATTATCCGAGAAAGCTTTTGTACTCTAAGATCTATCTCAATTTTGCTTGATTCAGAAGCTGCCATTTAATTATTTTCTGTTTTGAACCAGTGGTTATATATTTCTAATGCTACACGTTGAGTCATAAAAGGGGGAACAGACATACCCATAACATACCTTGGGTCAGACTTTAAAAAGTTAAAATCTTCTGGAAAAGTCTGTAATCTTTTATTTTCTTCAGCACTTAAAGTACGCGGTGATTGCCAGTGAGTCATTCCAGAATTTGCAAGAATAGTTGGCGAAGGTTGATTAGGATTTAACATACCATAATTAAAAAAATAACCTTTACTATGAGCTTTAGATAAACTTTGTCCAGGCTTTACTTTATGCCATAAAGCTCTAGCTGCAGGACCTATTGGTTTAACAAATGATTCTGAAGTAATTCCTTCAAAAGCAGTTTTACAAGAAATGGGTCTTTCTTTAAATACAGGTTTAAAAGGTTTTAAATTTAAATCTAATCTTCTAGCAATAAAAAAAGTTCTTTCCCTTTTCTGCGGAACGCCCATAGCAGCAGAATTAAATAAAAATAACTGTGTTTCATATCCAGCTTTTCTTAAATCATTAAATATTTCTTTTACATAGCCTCGAGCATTACCAGCTATAAGACCTTTAACATTTTCTGCTACTACTATTTTCGGCTGAAGTAGTTTAGCAGTTTGAATAAAATGAAAAAACAAATCATCTAACCTTTGATATTTTTGACCTTCTCTAAATTTAAATTCTTTTCCCCATTTTTTTTCACGTTTGCCTGCCATGCTAAAAGTAGAACAAGGCGGAGAACCATCTAAAATATCTAAATTTTTTAATTCTTCTGGTATATTTTCTAGTTTATTAAACTCCTGGACTCCCATTTGATAGCTAAATTTAGGATTATGGTTAGCTCTATAGATATTCATCATTTCTTCATCTATTTCTACACCGCCTAAAACATTAAAACCTGCTAACTTATAACCCATAGTTGAACCACCACCGCAGTGAAAACAACTAAAAACATTTAAATTATTTTTTTTAATATCTTTTAATTCTGAAAGATACCAAGCACCAATCTTTTTATTCATTTTTTATTATTAAATTCAAAACCACAGCGGGGGCAAGTACAATCAAACTTTTGAAAATCTTCTTCTAGCTGTTCACGAGAACCTTCAAAATCTTTTATTTCACCAGAACCTAGTAATTCTTCTAAATCTTCTTCTTCAAAAAAAGGTTTTAAATCATAATCCATAGTTAATTCTTCTAAAACTGATCTATCCCAATCTGATAAATCAGAAGATCTATTATCAGCAATAGCTAAACCAACTTTCTGATCTTCAGTTAAGTTAGTTCTTTTGACTGCAATAATTTCATCTCCAGAAGTTTCTATTACTTTAATTTTTTTTAAACCAGCAGCTTTAGCACCCTCTATAGTGCCATTACCTGCAATAATTGTATTATTTTCATCTATAACAATAGAACGCCCAGTACCAAATTTTTCTAAAGATTCAGAAATTAATTTAGCAGATCGATCTGTTCTTAATCGTGCGTTTTTTGGGTCTTTGTTTAGATCCTGTATTGAGATCAAATTTTCCGATTTTTCCTGCATAATCTAAAGATTTGTCAATTGACTTTAATTGGTTATGAACTGATAATATCAATTCTTTATCAATTGGCATATTTTCTTCAATAGCATTGTCTCTTATAGCAGCTGCAGTAACTTCTGCTTTTAGTAATAATTTTTTTAAAGAATTAATTACTGGTTTCTGTCTCTCTGATGTCATTTAAAATGCTTTTAGTATTTGTTAATTGTTGTTTAACTTTAAGTATATAACTAGGAAGTTCTGTTTTATTTCCTTTCATATTTTCCTGTCTAATTCTATTTAATTCTTTACAACTAGATTCCCAAGAATCCTTTCTTAAAGTATGAATTAACCTAGTTTTATCTTTTGGTATATCTACTCCAACTTTGTTACAGATATTAGAAGAATCATCTCTAAATCCAGATTTTGCTATAGAACCATCATCATTTCTTTGAGGATAA